TAATGGAGTAAGACACAATTTCCGTTGTGAATATCCCAAGGGGGTTTATCCCATTTCTGGCACCTTGGTTGGAACGTCTCAAGTTCCTGACTCCTCCACCTGGACTCGAACCAGGGACAGGGTGATTAACAGTCACCTGCTCTACCAACTGAGCTATAGAGGATTATTTGTTGTCAAGCATATACTCAACAGTGTTTGCTACATCATTCATAGCATCACGTAACTCTGGTTGTTGTCCAGAGTGACATTCTGTTTTAGTGACACCGTTCTTAAACTCTTCGCAGAGTGTCCAACGCCACTGTTTCATACTCTTTGAGTACCAAAGATTGATTTTCATTGTGTCCCTATAAGGGGAAGCGAGATACCGGATTTGAACCGGTGACGTTCTGCTTGGAAGGCAGACATTCTACCGCTGAATTAATCTCGCAATAGAAGCAGTATAAACTACTTCCTTTTGTTTGTCAACTATCAAAGACAAACTCTTTCCATTCATCAACTCCTGTATTCTCTAAGTCCATCAGAACCTTAGAGACAGGTGCCATTGGTTTTCTTGCCAACTTCATATTGGTCTGCTCTAGGAGTTTGTCTCCTTTCTTGACATTACAAGGTGAACATGCAACAACTAGATTCTCCCAGGTATCCTGCCCTCCTTTTGATTTAGGAAGTACATGATCAATTGTAAGACTCTTGGTAGAACCACAATATTGACACTTATTCTTATCTCTCTTGTAGATCAGATTCCGTGTCGGGTGTAGATTTGACATGCGACGGAATGGAATAATAACATAGTTCACCAGTCGAATTACTCTGCTAGAGATAACTCTTGCTTTTTCTTTAAACAGAAGTATAACTGCCCTCTTCCAATTAGTAAAGTGAAGAGGTTCATAGGAACTATTTAAAACCAGAACAGTCGCGTAAGGCTGAATAGTTTCCATAGTACATTAGGTAAAGGCGGGTTAGACAGGACTCGAACCTGTGACCGACTGCTTAGAAGGCAGTTGCTCTATCCATCTGAGCTACTAACCCTTGACCGACCTATGTATTATACTAGGTCTGTCCTGTGGTGTCAAGGGCAGTATGAATAGAAGACTGACAAAGGATCCAAAGATAATCCCAATCAGAATACTGCTTATCAGTTCTTGACGATTAGACTGTACCATGTTTCACTCATTCCATTAATAATACTTTCAGCACCCTCACGATCGTCTGTATACCCTTCAGAGATGAGGTGCTCTACTACCTGCTCGTAGTACTTATTGTGCTCTTGGAGTTCCTTAGGTGTAGGTTTCATCTTTACGAATTCTTTTCTTTATTTAGTTGGATAAATAACTAAAAAGTATCTTGATAAAATGGCTGATAGAATCCCACTCATTGTAAATCCAAGTGCAAATCAAATCCAAGAAGTCCCTAATGGTGATGTTGTTACCTTAATAAACAATATTGCCTCTAGTAATAAGACTACTGGTGCATTAGTTGTAACTGGTGGCGTAGGAATTGGTGGTGCCTTAAATGTGGGTGGAGATATCACTGCATTCTCATCCTCTGATGTAACTCTTAAAGAGAACATTACTCCAATATCAAATGCGGTTGATAAAGTTCGTTCCATTAGTGGTAATACTTTTACATGGAATGAAAAGTCCGTTTACAACGGGGAAGAAGGAACTGGCATAATCGCACAAGAAATAGAAGCACTCCAATTACCTGGTGTAACTGAAACAAGAGAAGACGGAACAAAAGCAGTAAGGTATGACAGATTAGTACCACTTCTCATTGAAGCAATCAAAGAATTAGACGGAAAGATTAAATCTCTGGAGGGATAAATGGCAGTTAAAGCATCTGGATCTCCATTATCATTTTCTGAAATAGAAACAGAGTTTGGTCAGAACAGTGATCGAGACTTAGGAGAATATAGAGTTAGTCAAACTGTAGGTGGATTATCTAATCAACCACTAGATACCAGTATACCACAAAGTGGTGAGATAAAATTTAGTGATTTTTACGGCAAAAGATTAAATGTAATCATTGATTATCATTCTGGATCAACAGAAAATCGTCCAAGTGACGCAAGAGCAAAATATCAGGCGGGATCAACCAGCGGAAATAGAACTATAATTGGTGGATTTAAAGATAGAATCTCAGGTGATTCATCTGGAAGTAAAGTAAGAATACATGTCAATAAAACAATTGGTTCTGCTAAAGGTAATGCAAATAATTGTGCTGTAAGAACAGGATCATTTGAAACTGGAACAGTTGTAACAGTAGAGATTGGTTCTTCTGGAAAATTATATGGTGCTGGGGGAGATGGTGGTCATGGTGGAACTGGTGAAGGCGGTGGATCTGGTTCTGGCAATAGAAATGGAGCTAGTGGTGGAACTGGAAGTAGTGCGTTAGGCGTAGAATTTAACGGAACAACAGTTATTAACAATGGAACAATCGCTGCAGGATTCGGTGGAGGTGGTGGTGGAGGTTTTAGAAAAGTAGAAAGAGAAGAATTTGGTCCAGGTCCAGTGCGTACAGCCAATGGCGGTGGTGGTGGCGGTGGTCAAGGACTGCCTGCAGGAAGTGGTGCAGGTGGTAACGCATCAGGTGGTAATGGAAGTCTGACTTCTGGTGGTAATGGTGGAAGTGGAGAAGAAGAGGAAGAAGCACACGGCGGCGGTGGCGGCGGTGGAGGTTCTAATGGATCCGGTGGTGAAGGTGGTAATAGTAATGATGGTGGCAATGGAACTTCATCTGGTGGAGGAAACGGTGCAGATGGCGTTCATACAGGAAGTATAGAAAGTGAAAATAATGTGACAGGAGAAGGTGGGTCCGGTGGTGGAAATGGTGCAGCGATCCGTAGAACAAGTGGTATCACTGTGAATATAACCAACAACGCAACAATCACTGGAGCAACTAATGCAACTGGAGTTTCTTAATTAATTGCTGCCTGTTCTAATTGAAAACCATTAGCGCAACAGAAGAAACTCGAAATACAATATCTACCCCAACCATCATAGTAATCTGAATTTTTAATGCTTACTTTTTTTACACCATGTTTTACCCAACCTGGTAAAATTATCATTGAGTTATTTTTACATGGAACTTCGTAATCATAGTCAGGAAAATATAACTCTCCTCCTTCAAACTTCTTAGGTTCTTTGTAAAAGTATGAGAATGCTAAGAACTGAAAGGTTTTATCTATGTGTGCGTCATAGTATTCTTCATCATGATAATACCTTATCTTTGTAACATCATAACTTGCCATCGGTGCAATTGAACAGCAATCATGTATCTTAGCAAAAGGTTCTAATATTTCTGGTAAAAATAATTTTCTATTTACAGTTAAAATATTAGATAGATTTCTGTAATTAACACCATTAACCTTATCAATTACATAAACTGCATCTAAAGCAATTGCATGAGAATTTGTTTTATCTACTACTCCACCAAAATCTTTTGGTTCTAGAAGTTTTCCTGGTTTAGTATAATATTTAAGTTCTTCCCAAACTAATTCTAATTCCTCTTCATTATAGAAATTTTCTATGATTAGGTGCGGAAAAGGATCAGAATATGCATTACCGTTAAGTGTTTCCATTTTCTACTTTAGAACAAAGATCAATAAAATATTCAGCATCGATGATTGCTAATGGTTTCTTACCATTCTTTTTCATGATGACTATCGGTTCATAGTTACTGGCATTTGCCTTTGCTTGATCATAAGCATCCCATACGTTGAGTTTCTCTACATTCTTACACTCAACACTATATGGAAACTTTTCTCTAGCAGACCTTGCCATTTGTACATCCTCACCGCCTGCTCCCATAGAGCAGGACTTAATGTCTTCTGGATGTATATCAAAGGTCTCTATAAGTTGTTGTACTACCCATTGTTGTAGTCTTCGCCCCTTTGCTTTCGCACTCTGCGTCTTCATTAAGTATTCATATAAGCTTATATACTAGTTATCTATGAACCCTGACAGAGTTATTCTACACAAAAAAACGGGGTCTGTCAAGACCCCGTGTATCAATCTTCTGCTTTGTACGCTTCGTAACCGTCATAATCTCCGAAGAGATAATCATCTGCTTTAGCTGCCTCCGTGTACGCTCTCAGAGAGTCCTGGATAGGAGTTAGAGGGTCTAGTTCCTCCATCTCCTTCCAGATCTTCTCAAACTCCTCAGAGTTTAAATCCTGCGAATGAGTCTTTTTTGACATCCTGTTTGATTCCCCCGACGATGTACGATTCGACCTCAGTCTCCTGAGGTGCTACTTGTAATCCCTTAGAAGAGATCCAGTGCTCCGTCCATGGCAGTGGGTTGTTCTTCGCTGGAATATCATAGATTGGTTTGAGTCCAATCCCCTTCATTCTACGATTTGCAATCCACTCAACATACTGGTGCAGCAGTTTGTCATTCAGACCAATCATAGATCCATCTTTGAACAGATACTCTGCCCATGCTTTTTCTTCATCAACGGTCTTACGGAACATCTCATAAGTGTTCTCTTCTTCTTCCTTGGCGATCTCTGCCATTTCTGGATCGTCGCCTGCTTTCCACTTAGTAATAATATTCTGTGTTAATGCCAGATGCTGGTTCTCATCACGAGCAATGAGTGAAATGATCTTGGCAGACCCTTCCATCAGTTTCAATTCACCAAAGGCAAAAGAGCAAGCAAATGAAACGTAGAAACGAATACCCTCAAGGATATTCACATTCATTACTGCACGATACAGTTTACGCTTCAGTTCCTTACGCTCCTCCTCCATGTTTGGAGAGTCTGCCCAGTCCTTATTCCACATACCACTAGAACCCCAGCGTTGTGCGGCATTGATGAAGTCATCATATGCCTCTGTGACGCTCTTGGCACGCTCGATAATTCTCTCGTTATCAAGAATCTTATCGAAGACCTCAGAGGCATCTGGATAGACGTTCTTGATGATGTATGTGTATGAACGACTATGGATCATCTCCATAAATCCCCATACCTCCATACATGCCTCAAGTTCAGGGAGGGAGCAGTAAGGCATAAACGCCATACTAGGACCACGACCCTGAACTGAATCAAGAAGGATTTGATATTTTAAGTTGGAAGTGAAGATGTGCTTTTGTTCTGGTCTCAGATTTGCGTAATCTGCTCTATCTTTTTGTAAGGAAACCTCTTCGGGTCTCCAGAAGTAACCTAATTGTTGTTGTGTTAATTTATCAAAGACAGGATATTTGTAAAGATCGTATCTCTGAACTCCGAGTGGTTTACCAAAAAACATTGGTTGCTTTTTGGTGTCTACCTTCTTAGCATTAAAGACGGTCATACCATCCATCTGATCTTTCCCCTGTGTAGTAAACTTGTATTCTTTCATTTTAAATCTTGCAACTTTCGCAATCTTCTTCCTCCGCTGCTTCTAATTCTCCTACAAGATTATCTAGCAATTTAGAATCTTCTAGATTTTCATCAGACTTAAAGTCGTAGGTATTTTGATAGTAACTAGTCTTCCAACCGAACTTATATGTCCGCAGAAGATCCTGTGCCATTTCAGATACAGGGACTTCGTTGTCAGCATAGTTCTTAGGATTATAACTCCAATTGCCACTGATTGCTTGGTCAAAGAACTTTTGCATCACAGAAACAATATTGATATAGCCACTGTTATCAAGCATATCCCAAAGAAGTGTATAACTGTTCTTGAGATGTTGGTAGCCAGGGACAATCTGTTTAAGCGGTCCTTTTTTGCTTTTCTTAATGGACAGATACCCTCTAGGTGGCTCGATTCCATTCGTCGCGTTTGACACAACGGAACTGCTCTCCGATGGCATCTGAGCAGACAAGGTTGAGTTCCGTAAACCTTTGTCCATAATATCTCGTCGTAAGTCTTCCCAGTCATAATTATATCCAGGGTTAGAAATTTCGTCTACATCAGACTTGTAGGTGTCAATTGGAAGTATACCGTCTGCATACTTCGTGCGAGAGAAGTAACCACAAGGTCCTTTCTCTTCTGCCAGTTTGTTAGAGGACCTCAGCAGGTAATACTGGAATGCCTCAGTGAGTCTATGGATGTCATCCCATGCCTCTTGGGAGTCATACTTGTGTCCGTTCTTTGCAAGGTAGTGTGCCAGACCAATATAACCCACACCAAGAGACCTACGATTCTTGGTTGCAACCTCTGCTGCAGTGATTGGATAGTCCTGATAGTCAATCAGTTCGTCCAGACCCCTTACAGCAAGGTCACAGAGTTCCTCAAGGTCAGTCAGTTTGTTGACCTTGCCGA